AGAACTTATTTCTTCCTCTGACTCTGGATATATATGGCTGTCTGGTGTACTGCTTTCCACATTCCTTGCATATCAAAACATCGCGCTTGGACTTTTGGGCATTGTAAACACAGGCGGGCGAGCAATATTTCTTTTTGGAAGATGGGCGTACCGAAAACTCTTTTCCGCACTGTTGGCAAATCCTTTTTTCTCTACGTTGTTTTCCAAGGTGAGCGCATTTGAGGCTGCAATATCTGCTGGATTCCGAGCTATATTTTTTGGAGTGATATGTCTTTCCACATTGCTCACACGTCAACTCTATTTGCTTGGATTGCGCTATATGAGCGCACTCAGGACTGCAGTACCTGCGCGGTCTACTAGGGCGACCATTAAACTCTTTTCCGCATATCTCACACGTATATCGCGCATATACACGGGCGCTCGGGGCGGCGTAGCGGCATTCTTTGGAGCAATACCGGGGGACTGTCTGGGACACGCCTCTTTTTGCGGTAAATGTTTTCTTGCATGTCTCGCATACAACAGTGTGCTTTGGCATAAAAAATACCTCCTGACTAAGGATGCTGACAAAACAGATGGGCGGGGAATGCCCGTTGTCAGTACGGGCTTTTTGGGATGGTTTGCAAGTCCTTCCCTATCCCCAATATTAGTATAGCGTTGGTTTGACAAAAGTCAATAGGAGAAACGAATGAACAAAAATGATTTTGAGTACAAGGAACTTCCGAAATTCGAGATTAAGCGCTATCCATCATTCGTTAAGGAATATGACGAAGACCAAGGCGTTGTGACGCACATTGTGGCGGTAATGGGAAACATCGACGACGTAGATGACCGCATAGAACCAGGCGCATTCGTGAAGTCCATTTCCGAGCGTGGTATGCGAATCAAGGTGCTCGACCAGCACAGGAATGACAGTGTGTTGTGCACGGTAGGGAAGCCTCTTGAAATGCGTGAAATAGGACGTAATGAATTTCCAGACGAACTCGTACAACAGTTCCCGTCTGCCACCGGGGCGCTTCAGGCTACTACGCAATATGCCATGAAGACTACGCGCGGGCGAGAGGTCTTTGAGCTTGTAAAGGGCGGCTTTTTACCAGAGTGTTCTATTGGATATGATGCTATCCAGACAGAATACACCAAAGAAATAGTAAACGGAGAAGAGAAGACAATCCGTTTACTAAAAGAGATTCGGCTTTGGGAATATTCAAATGTGCTATGGGGAGCCAATGCGGCAACAACAACCATAAGCGCAAAGTCGTCCGATCCCCTAGGTGAAACAGCGCCAAAAAGTACGAAGGAAAGGAAAGATGCCGCGCAAATTTTGGTAGACACTCTCCGCGCCGCACTCGTAGAAGCAGAGGCGATATTAGCCGGATCATTGCCGGCAGATGATGAGGATCCAATAGTACCACCCGTAGTACCAATAGTACCACCAGAACCAGATCCATCCACACCTGCAGAAGCCGCGGGTCGTGATGATAACGCAGACGACCAAGGGGCCGGGCCGGAGGATACTCCACCCACCGCAGAGGAAACGGAGCGAGTAAGACAAGAACTATTAACACAAATCGAATCTTTTGAGGAGGACTAACATGGAGTATGTCCAGGTCGACGAACTCTTCGAGCAATCTCAGAAACTTTTCTTAGATGCAAAGGCTCTAGCGTCCAACAAAGACGCAACTGCCGAGGATCTTGAAAAGGCTGCAAAGATGTTCGAGGATGGAAAGGAACAGCGTGCGCGAAGCGCAATGCTGCAATCATTGGATACTTTGGCCGGTGCCGCAATGCCGCAAGCACCAGCGCCAAAACCTAACGGAGACTATAAGTCTCTTGGCAATATGTTGTGTGCCATTCATAACAAGACATTCCGGAATGTTCCAGATCCCAGGCTGATCCCCGCAAGTGTTGTTCTCGGGGCGCAGGACGGTAAAGGGGGCTGGGCAACAGAGGCAAAGGACCTCGTTGAAAACATCGGCGCGTCCGGTGGATTCACCGTGTTCCCAGAACACCTCAACACTCTTTTCCAGATGGAAACGCTAGAGCGAATTGTACGACAACGCTCAACCGTCATTCCAATGAGATCCCGCGTTATGTCGATACCAGTGCTTGACCAGACTGGTGCGCCTGCTGCCGGATCAAGTTACTATGGTGGTGCGGTTGCTTACTGGACCGAAGAGGGTACTCAGAAAACAGAATCACAGCCGGACTTCCGCCAGATGCAGCTAACAGCTCACGAGTTGATAGTTTACACTGAGGCGTCCGACTCGTTGCTGGCAGATTCAGCTATTCCGCTGGAAGCATTGTTACAGGCTCTATTCCGAGGCGTTGTAATGAACGAAGAGGAATGGTGCTTTATCAATGGAACTGGTGCAGGGCAACCCCTGGGGATCGTCACAGCCAATACCGTAGCAGGGCTTGGTCCGACGATTGTTGTAACCAGAACCGCCGCAAGCCAGATCCAGATAGCAGACGTCTTTGAAATGTTATCTTCTTTCCAGGGACGCTCACCTGTATGGATCGCGCATCAAAACACGATGCCGCAAGTTTTGAGACTTAATGGGCCTGCCGGCAATCCGAGCTACGTTTGGATCGGCAATGGCCGGGATGCTATGCCGACTACACTCATGGGTTATCCCATCTTCTTCGTAGAGAATGCTATGCCTTTGGGCAACTCGGGCGATATCATTCTGGCAGACCTGACCCAATACCTGATCGGTGATCGGCAAATGGTAACAATCGACGCCAGTAAACACAATCGGTTCCAATACAACCTCACGTCTTGGCGTGCGGTTCACCGTGTTGATGGCCGTCCCTGGTTATCTGCACCCATAACTTACCGCGACGGTACGACAACTGTCTCGCCCTTTGTTATCTTAGATACCAACGTGGCGACATAGGAGGTATGAGAAATGACACAAGCATACACACAGCGTTTTACAGAAGTACATGAACTGTTGGATCCAGCTTGGCTTGCTCCAGCTAATAAGGCCATAGGTGCTCACACAACTGGTTACGTGAGCATGGCAAATCACCAGAGAGCAGTTTACATGTTGTTCACTGGTGTTATGGCTGCGGCATCTACAGCGGATCTTCAACTGTGGCAGGCAACTGACACAGAAGGCACCGGCGCGAAAGTTATCGTCGGGAAAGCCATCACTCAATTGACTCAAGCCGGCGGGGATGCGAATGATGCTTGCATCATCGAACTCAGAACCGAAGAGCTTGACGTTGACGGCGGATTCGATTGTGTTGCCGGAATCCTGACTATCGGTGCTGATACCGTGTTCGCTACGTTGGTTCCGTTGTTTGGGGCCAGCAACTATGTACCCGTTCCAGTTGCGAACTGGACTGAAGTTGTAGACTAATTCATATTCAAGCGTAAGTCGTGGGGAGGGAGCGGAACCTTCCTCCCCACTTATAACCCGAAGGGAGTAGAGAGTGGGGAAACATTGGGTAAAAGCAGTCAAGTCAGTCATCCGGCACGATTTACATGGCGCATATCGCACCTACCAACCGGGCGATTGGTTCGAGGTCCGGAACCAAGAACTCCTGGAACTATTGGCAAGGCGCTTGGTCGATACAACCGCGCATATAATCAAGGCAGAGTTTGACGGTAAAGATTGTGGTGTTTTAGCTCTAGGTGAGGCAACTCCTCCGGAGACTCTAGAGAGTTATGGTATTGAAGTCGAGAGAGAGCTAGTGCCAACTTTGCCCTGGGAGCGCACCATGATTATGAGTGAGGGATGCTGCACTACCGTTGAAAGCGTAGCACTCGGTCTTATGCGTGTTGGAAAAGACGAAGAGTTCCCAGGTTGGGAAATGGCTGCCATGCTGGATAGCACCACACAGTTAGCGCAGGACATTGGAGGTCCGGAGGATCTGGAGCGCACACTTGAATTGGTGGGAAGTCTTATGGTGCCGGTCTATAATACTGGGTTGGTCTGGGTACGTAGAACGCCGGAAACTGAAACCGTGATCCAGCTATGGAGTGACGAACTAGGTAAGGGCGCAGATCCAAAGCATGCCTTTATACGTGCCATTTACTGCCAGAGTGTGAAACTATGTACACTCCCGGCTGAGTGGATTGGCAAATGGATTTAGGGGTTATCTATGTGGCCTACGGCAGAAAGGCTTATAATGAGGCAGTTGCCAGCATTGAAACTTTACGCAAGTTTCACGATTGGCCAGTGCTAGTTGTAGGGGATAAGCCGATTAAAGGCACGAAACATAAGAAACTTGAGGATCCTGGAACGCACGGAAGATGGGCAAAGGTTAATCTGCACAACTTAACAGATTGGAAGAGGACACTTTTTATTGATGCTGACACAAGGATTAACGGAAATCTTAGTCTCGGGTTTACATTACTTGATCGCGGTTTCGATCTTGTTATTGTGCCCAGCCATCCTCAACATAATGATATGCTCAGACATTTGGGGAAACAAGAAAGAAGGATAACATTGGAGGAATTGCCGCTTGATCCTCTGCAGCTCAATACGGGCGTTATGTGGTTTGGTCCAGGGTCCGTACCATTATTTAAGTTGTGGCGGCAGGAATGGGTACGTTGGAAGGATAAGGACCAGGGGGCATTGCTACGGGCGCTTTATAGACACCCGGTCAATGTGGCGATATTAGGTCACCCCTTTAACTCGTCAAATGGCGAAGTAATAGAGCACAAATTTGGAGCGTGCGTATGAGTGCAACCGCAATATTACCTGAAGAGAACCAGATTACTTTCGATGGATATGATGGCGCTGACCTGTTAGTAAAACGGATCAACATCTGGCGCAATTACGAGGATCGCAGCAAGGGCGCTTATTGCGCTGTTCGTCACGGTCATACCGGTATCCTCCTGGAGAGGAATGGGGACGGTTGCAAGGTTCGCGTTTCCTGGATGGGAAGAGAATACACCGGATGGCTTACGTACTATTTCATTAAGGAATTAAAGACCGATTGGCAGATGCACAGATTGGAGACAATGAACAAATTAAAGATAGTTGTTCTCGGGACAAATAAAGAATGAATCCAGTTGCTATTGTCATTCCAACTCTTGACGCTGAAAGAGGAGAGAAAACAGGGAAACTTGCTAAGTCCTCCGCAGCGTGTAAGTCTCGGGTCATTGTTGTGGCAGGTCCAAAGAGGGGATTTACAAAGACCGTCAATGATGGACTTAGGCAGCTAAAACCAGGCGAGGATGTCTGCATTCTGAACGATGACGTTTCGGGATTCAATCACGGATGGCTTGCCACCCTGATGAGGGCATTGTACTCAAACAAGCGGTTCGGTATTGTCGGACCGTCTGGTAAGAGTGCGTGCGTATCAAGGACTGGTATGCCTGGAGACACAGGGTTACAAAAGTGTTCTCAACTCTCATTCTGGTGCGTGGTATTAAAACATAAGCTCATTGACGAAATTGGAATCCTGGATGAACGGTTTATTCATTACGCAAGTGACAATGAATATTGTATGAGAGCCGTTAAGAAAGGTTGGAAAGTTGTCTGGGTCAAGGACGTATTCTTAAAACACGTTGGTCATGGGTCCGGACTTGAAAGCAAATGGAAACAAAAAGACCATCATGAATTGAATCGATACTTGAGGAGAGGTTAAATGTCAGTTGCAACCTGGAAGAGTGCAGTAGGAAAGGCGGTACTCCCGTTAGAACGGGAATGGCTTAGAAGTATAGCATCCAGCATAGCATTATTGTTTAAGGATCCGGTCATTGTCAACATAGGGATTTTCAGGGGCGCGACGATGTATTGCATGCACGCCGGCGCTCCCAACGCTCATATTGTAGGGATCGATACTGTGTACCCGCAAGGGCACAAGCTGGATCCTCGAATGAAAGCCGAGATCATCATAGGTGATAGCGGTAAGCTGCATAAGAACTTTAACAAGATAATACATTTGCTATTCATTGACGGCGACCATCACTATGCCGCAGTAAAGAAAGACATTGCCGGCTGGACGCCCAAAGTTGAGATAGGCGGGTATGTCATCTTCCATGACTTCAAGACCGCGCCGAAAGTCGCAGCGAAGCACGCAGGGGTCAGAAAGGCGATCCTCGAATGGGAAGAGGTGGCACAGTGGGACTTGATGCCAGATATGGGCAGCTTGAGAACGTACCGGAGATAGGAATCCTGCGAAATTCAACTTTTATGCTCGAACTGGTATAAAGAGATTAGTATATTGATAGAAAACCTGAAATAGGGCTGTTTTTGGGGGTCTTGGAGCATGTGGGGATAATTATCAATGACAAAAGTGATTGTATACACCGCCGTTATCGGTGGCATCGACAAACTTTGGAGCGTTCTTCCAGGATCCGATGACGTTAAGCATATTGCATTTGTTGATTCTCGAAAACGTGAGGTCGGATTATGGGGAGGGAAACCTCCTCGAATCCTTGGAAACACCGGCAACGCTCGGGCAATCAAGACCTGGGATCAAGTTCTTATTCACCCTGACTGGGATGCACGCAGGACGGCACGCCATTTCAAGGCGGTACCACAGCGTTATTTACCCGAGGCCGACATCTGGATCTGGGTGGATGGAAACGTTAGGGCGCGAAAGCACCCGATGAATTATATTAAGCGATTCCCAGAGAACCAACTATTGACGTTCAAACATTGGGATCGAAGTTGTCTATACGTTGAAGCTGCTTTCTGCGCGAAGATCCGAAAGGACAAAAAGGATACGCTTACTAAGCAAGTCAATAAATACCGCAAGGCGGGGATGCCTGCTAAGTGGGGATTACCAGCAACGCGGGTTGTGATCCGGCACAACAATCAAGCTATCCGGGATCTGAATGAAGCGTGGTGGCAAGAGATTAAAAACCACAGCGTTAGAGATCAAGTCAGTTTGCCGTTTGTCTGCTGGCGTGCAGGGATAAGATGGGATGTGTTACCGGGTAAGTGCGTCGCTGGTGATAAAGGCGAATTTCAATACATAAAGCACAGGGCATAATATGAATGTAGAGAAACCAGGACTAAAATTCTATATCGATAAGATTAAACAAAATAAGCCATTCTCATTCGTGCGCTATGGCAACGGGGAATGGGATTGTATTCTGGAGCTTTGGCACCAGACACGATCCAGGTCACAGAAATTCAATCCATCATTACGTGAGGCGCTGAAAGCGAGTTTGACCGTCAAGCGTAAAGGGGATTACTTTACAGCAATGCAGAGTACAAGTTTCCTGCAGCGTACTGGTATTCTACCAAAGGCTGAGTCCTGGTTATCAGTAAATGCGCCAGACCACACTTGGTATAATGGAGAGGTGTTCACCAGAGCCGCGATTAAAGGGAAGTTGTATCCGCTTATAGCGGCACTGAAGCAGCAACGGGTTGTTGTGGTTGGTCCTCCCTGGTTAATGAAGTTAAAGTTTGCCAGCGTATTCATGCCAGTGGCGAAAAGGAACTGCTGGAAAGATATAGACGTTATAAAGGCGCAATTACGGAATGTTAAAAGGTCGGTTGTGTCATTTAGCGCAGGTCCAGCTACAAAGGTACTTATTCATTACTTGCAACCGATTATTGGCAATAGCTGTTGGTTAATCGACTTTGGCAGTCTCTGGGATCCTTATTGTGGTGTTAATTCCAGGCGATATCATGGCCGTATGAATCCAGAGAAACTTGCAATGAACATGAAGGGGAAAGCATGACTGCAAATCGATATCACGGAGCAAGGGCACGCCGTTACGAGATGGCGCGTCGCAATCAAGGGAAGTGGAAGTTTGAAAAGCACAACTTCAAGCGAGTTCTGAAATTGCTTGGCGATGAAGTCGAGAACGTTATTGACGCACCTATTGGAACCGGTATGTTCTTAGAGTTCTACAATACGCCAGTCAGAGGATATGACATCTCACAGGATATGTTAGATATGGCAGCGTTAAAGGAAAGCGGGGCCGTGTTAAAGGTGCTAGATATCGTAAAGAAACCCATCTACGCAAAGGCGAGTTTAGTTGTATGTATCCGGTTCCTTAACTTGGTATCCTGGAAGGATGCGACAATGACACTTAAACATCTGTTGGCTGCATCAAAGAAATATATTCTATTCACTATGAGAACGGTGCCGGTTGGATTCAAGGGCGCTATGAATGTGGGGCGCGTCTTTCTGCACAAGAATTCTGATTTAATGGACCTACTGAAAGAGAAGGGTTTCTATGTCACTGGTCGTTATAGTCACCTTGATACGGTTCCTGGGAGCTTCGACATGATTCTTGCGAAACGGATAGATGCTGAATGACTGCAGTAATCAGCATTACAACTATACCGGATAGGATCGAACACATTGAGCCGTGTTTGAAGTCATTGGTGAAGCAGGGGCTTCCAGTTCATTTGTGGATCGTTAAAAAGATCGAACGCTCAAAGACAGTTCTGAAAAGGATCCCGCCGTTTGTGCACGACCTGGAGGGTATAGTATTTGAAATTGTTGAGGATCGGGGACCTATTACCAAGATCCTGCCTGCGCTGGAAGCTGGATACGAAACGATATTGACCGCTGACGATGACCGCTATTATGGTCCAGGTTGGGCCAGCGATTTATTGAAATGGAGTCAGATCTACCCGGGGGCAGCTATTGGCTACCGTGGGCGCATATTTGATAAGACGCGGAAATATGAAAAGAGCCGCATTGTCTGGAATCCGGAGGCTCCAAAGCGAGTTGACATAATTACAGGTTGCAGGGGGGCGTTATACAGATCGGCACATTTCGATAAAGGGATCTTCGAGGACTGGAAGCTATGGCCTCGTAATGATGACATTGTGATAAGCTCTCACTTATCGCGCCAGGATGTTCGGCTAATGATTGTACCGTGTAAGTTCAAAACAAGACCAACGCCGGCCTACAAGATAAAACCGTTATACGACCAGAATGCACATAGAAAGAAACTGAACAATTTGGGATTGCGAAAAATGTACTCTGGTAAAAGGCAAAGACGTGGCGAAGCGTAAAGTATTCTGTCTGGGTTTTACCAAGACTGGTAAGACCTCATTGGACAATGCACTTAGGAGAATGGGTTATACAGTGAAGCATTACCCAAAGCCCGATTTGGTTATGGAAGAGGCCGTGAAGTATGACGCACTAACTGATATTACAGTCATCCCATATATGGAGAAGCTGGATAAGAAATATCCAAAGGCGCTCTTTATATTGACCGTCCGGAATGTGGAAGATTGGCTTGACATCATGCCGATGCACATGAAGAAACACGGACGATTAACCTCTACCGCGAAGAGGATGCGTAGAGAGATCCTGGGCACGATTGGCTATGACCGGGAGTTATTCAGAACGAAGTGGACTCTGCACGTCGCCAGGGTTAAGAAGTATTTCAAGGGACGAAAGAACAAGCTGCTTGTAATGAATATTTGCGCCGGCCAGGGTTATGAGGTTTTATGTCCAGCTTTGCGCAAGCCAGTAATTAAAGAGGTATTTCCACACGGTCACAAGATGTTAGTTACAAAAGAAATGAAGAGAAAAAGGAAGAGTTAATGTTCTTAATTACTGGAAGCGGCAGAAGTGGCAGCACGTACATTACCAGAGTATTGCAGAATTGCGGTCTTGATGTCGGGCACCACAAGATGGGCAAGGACGGTACAGTTTGTGGCTATTATTGTTTCGATGCCAAAGGCTATCCAGTGAAAAGCCATCCGGTCCCGCGACCACACTTCGAGACAATATTACATCAGGTTCGGGATCCGTTAAAGTCGATTGCGAGTATACAGACTGGTCGATCCTGGAAGTGGACATGTCAATTTCTACCAGTATCAGAGGATGCTCCGATATTGACGAGGGCTTGTTACAACTGGCTGATCTTCAATGAGGAGGCAGAACGTCA